ATATGCAGGGTATTGACCAAGCTAAGTTGGTTCCACTACTTACAGCAACCATTCAAGAGCTTATTGCTCGTATTGAAACACTAGAAGCAGGAGAATAACATGCCAGTAGTCAAAGGTAAGAAGTATCCTTACACAGCAGCAGGCAAGAAAGCGGCTCGTGCATTAGATAACCTACTAGCTAATTGAGATTATTGAAATGGAATTAGAGTCATTAAAGGAATTTTCAACAGTACGTCAGTGTGAAATTATAGATGCAGTTATTAAAGCAGGATCACAATCTAAAGCATCAGTAGTTCTTGGCATCAGCCAACGTAACTTATCAAGAGCGTTAAAACGTTCAAGAGACTCAGCTTCAACGCAAGGGTGGAGTCCTGACCACAACATGGTACACACGGTACCTGATACTCATGTGGCCAAGGGTGTGTCTACATACATAGATATGCAGACAGGTGAACCGCTACGACAGTGGGTTAAGTCAGACCTGAAGAAACAGAACCAAGAGGATGCTCTACAGTCCTTTGCTGAGGGTCTAGTTGAAGAGTTGCCCAAATATGTGTCCTTACCTATAAAGCCTCTCACAGAGCTTCCTAAACACCTGACAGCATACGTTATTGGCGATGCTCATATTGGTATGAAGGTTACTAAGGAACGTAATGGTGATGCAGATTGGGATCTTGAGATAGCAGAGCGTGTTACTGTTGGTGCCATAGAGAAACTAGTTCACGCTTCTGGTGGTTCTGACGTAGGACTTATGCTCGACTTAGGTGACTTCGGACATTCAGACAACCTAGCTAACACCACTAGTTCAGGTACTAACCACATGGATATGGATGGTGACTACGGTGATTCTATAGCTGCTCAAGTTAGAGTGTATAGGAGATCAATTGACCTACTGTTAGCTGCCCATAACAAAGTTATTCTGATGCAAGTCAGAGGTAACCATAACAGTTCAACTTCTCGTTGTATGAACATCATGCTTAAAGCATTCTACGAGAATGAGCCTCGCGTAGAGGTGCTAGATAACGCGCACAAGTTCCAGCATATAACCTACGGCAATAACCTCCTAGTGACCCACCACGGTGACCGTATGAAGCCTATGAGGGCATTTGAGTATGTAACTAGGTCATTAGCTACGGAATGGGGCCAATGTGAGCACAAGCACATGCTTATGGGTCACGTTCACCATGAAACTTCTGTAGAGTTAGGTGGTATGTTGATTTCTACGTACCAGGCTCTCCCTGCCGGAGATGCGTGGCATTCAGACAGTGGCTATGGTGCTAAGCGTACTATGAGTGCAATTGTTTACGACAAACAGCATGGTGAGATACAACGCCATAAAGTTGGTATAGGTCAGATAGTATAAATCTGGTACAATTAGCGATAACTTAGTACATGTAGTAAGCACCAACAAGGAATTAAGCGTGAGTGAGATGCAAAAACTAAGGCAAGACTTTGACTTACACATTGTAGAAGATAGTAAATGGAAGCTCGATCAAGAGCAACGTTGGACTATGAACAATAATATACTAGATCAAACCATTGCTATACAGAAAGAAAACGCTATGCAGATTAAAGCTCTGGCAGATGACACAGCTGGAGTTATTGCTATATACCGTGACACAGCAACTGTTTTACGTGCTGGGACTGCCTTACAAAAAGGTATGATATGGGTTCTGAAGTGGGGTGCTATAGGTACAGGTGTTGTAGCTGGAGTAGACTACCTTATTGATTTCTTTAACCAACCACCAATGGTGTAGTATGAGTTTCAAACTTGGACAAAATTCACTTAATAATAGAGTTGGTGTAGATCCCCGGCTTATTGAAATAGATGACCGTGCAATTCAGATTACTATTATTGATTATGGTCACCCTGAGTATGCAGGTTTGCGTACCACTGAAGATCAAGCCAAGCTGTTCACAGCAGGTGTATCAAAGGCAGATGGACGTACCAACAAGAGCTACCACCAAACAGGACGAGCACTGGACGTGTACGCTTACGTTGACGGCAAAGCCAGCTGGGAAACAGAGCACTTGGCACTAATTGCGGTAGCATACATGCAAGCTGCAGCCGAATTAGGTTATAAACTTACCTGGGGCGGTCTATGGAAAGGTTTCCAAGACATGCCACATTTCCAGTTGGAGGATTAACATGAGTTGGAATCCATTCTCAGCAGTAGTTAATAGTATTAGCTCTATTGGTGGTACGTACCTTGAAGGTAAGAACGCCGTAGCTAAAGCAACATCCGAAGCTAAGGTAATCACCATCAGAGCAGAGGCTGACGTTAAAGTTGCTAACGCTACTGCAGCACATAAGATGGCAGAGAGTGGACAGACTCAGGATCACAACCTAGATGCTATCGCTATGAAGCAGATGGAAAATAGCTACCTTGATGAAATAATGATTGCCCTTCTACTTGTTCCTATAGCAGCGTCATTCTTAGGGTACGAAAAAGAAGTTACAGCAGGGTTTAAGTCGTTCTCGGCTATGCCTGATTGGTACCAGTGGCTAGTTATCGGTGTTTACGTGGTTAAGTTCGGACTACGTGGCCTACTAACCAAGATACTATCTGGTAAGCTAAACGGTATTAAGGTTAAATAGCGTCACAAGACGTATTACAATACATAACATAAACTTCAGGTTTAAGTATGATGGATAAAGTAAAAGTATTAGCTACGCTAAAAGATGATATGCTTAGTGCTGACTCACTTCGGCTAGAGACAGTAGCCAAGGTTGAAACCTGGAAGAAAGAGTACAACGGTGAACCTTACGGTAACGAACAAACCGGTAAGTCTAAGATTGTTTCTCGTGACATTAAGCGACAAGACGAGTGGCAACATGCCTCCATAAAAGATCCGTTTCTGTCATCCCCGGATATTATCAAGTGTAAGCCTGTTACAGCAGAAGACCGTAAGGCAGCAGAGCAGAATGAGCTAATACTTAACCACCAGTTCACACGAAAGTTTGACCGGTATAGTTTTATTACTGACAGTATCAAGCTTCTTACTACTGAAGGTACCTTAGTTGTAAAGACTTCTTGGGACTACGAAGATGAGATAGTAGAAGTTGAGCACCCTACATACAGCTTAGATTTTATGACAGGACAACCTGTACAGACAGGTGTACAGAAGGTTAAGCAGATTAACGTACTAGTCAACAAGCCTTACGCTGAACCTTGTCGTATAGAGGATATTTACATAGATCCTACTTGCCAAGGTGACTTGTTAAAGGCTCAGTTTGTAATACACAGGTTTGAGAGTGACCTTAGTTCTCTACGTGCAAGTAAAAAGTACAAGAAGAAGTTACTGGAAGATGTAGCTAAAGGCCTACTTAAAGACACAGGTGACTTCACACCAGAACATGAAAAGAATGGCAGCAACTTTGAGTTTAAAGATGCAGCCCGTAAGAAGATTATCGTGCATGAGTACTGGGGTAACTACGACCTAGACGACTCAGGTATTGCAACACCTATTATCTGTACTTGGGTAAATGACACTATGATACGGTTAGAAGATAACCCGTATCCTGACAAGAAAATACCATTCTTGATCGTAGCTCACAACTCAATTCCTTTCCAGATGACTGGTGAAGCGAATGCTGAGTTGATAGGTGATAACCAGAAGATCTCTACCGCTATAAAACGTGGTGCTGTAGATAACATGGCTAACTCTAACAACGGTCAGAAGGGTATCCGTAAAGGTTCTTTAGACACAATCAACAAGAAAAGATTTCTAAGTGGTAAAAACTTCGAGTATAACGGAGTTTCTAGCGATTTCTTTGAAGGTTCGTATAACAACTTACCTACCAGTATGTTCCAGATGTTAGAACTTAACAACAATGAGACAGACGCTATGACAGGCGTTAAAGGTTTCAGTGGTGGCATTGGTGGACAGTCTCTAGGATCTACTGCTAGGGCAGCTGGTGGTGTATTAGATGCAGTATCAGTACGTAAGTTAGATATAGTAAGAAACATCTCAGAGAAGCTTATTAAGCCTCTGCTACGCAAGTGGATGGCTTACAACTCTGAGTGGTTACAGGAAGAAGAAATCATTCGTATCACTAACGAAGAGCACGTACCTATTAGACGTGATGACCTTGCTGGTCAGATTGATATTGATATTGAGGTTTCCACTGCTGAAGATAACGCAGCTAAGAGCCAGGAATTGTCATTCTTGTTGCAGACTAACGGGCCTAACGAAGATCCAGGTGTACGTCAGATATTGATGGCACAGGTAATGCGTTTACATAAGATGCCTGACGTAGCTAAGAAGATTGAAGAGTTCCAGCCAAAGCCAGATCCGTTTACAGAACGTATGAAAGAGCTTGAAATGAAGCTTAAAGAAGTAGAGATAATGGAACGTGAATCTCGTGCTGTAGAGAACCAAGCTGACCTTAGACTGAAGACTGCTAACGCTGTACTTGCAGAAGCCAAGGCAAAACTAACTTCCTCTACTGCTGATGTTAAAGATTTAGAGTTTGTAAACAAAGCCACAGGTGGTGAGTTAAATGACGAAATGGCTAAGAAAGACCATGATAGGGACACTCAAGTAGCGTTAAAATCGTTTGACCGTTTACAAACTAATTAAATTATAGTATAAATGTAAAACTTATTTACACAAATTAACCGAATACAAAGGACTCCTAAATGAGCAACCTAAAAGATGAGCAAAGCCAAGTTGAATTGGAAACGTTTGAAACAGAGCACCACATCACTATGGGAGAAGATTTAGCATGGCTAAAGCAGAACCCACAGTTTCAACGTGTTATCACTGAAGGTTACCTTAAAGCTAAGGCGTTAGATTCAATCAGTATGTTGGCAGACCCTGGTGTTATCCGACGTGGTGAACGTTCTGCTATCATGGAAGACTTGGTAGCTGGTAGTAACTTGAACTACTTCTTTATGATGGTTGAGTATAACCATGCCGGTGCAATGAACGCTGAGATGGAAGAAGAAGAGCCAGAAGAAGACGAAGGTAACTCGTAATGAGCGTAGAGTTATCAGAAGAAGAGATTTTTGGTAATGACATAGATCCAGTTGACGCTATTGCTGCAATTCGTCGTGAAGAAGGCAACGAAGAAGCAGCAGAGCTGTTAAGCAGAGAGTCATTAGACAACAGCGATGAAGCTGAAGCTGCACCTGCAGAGGTTGAAGAAGTTGAAGAAGTAGTCGCTGTTGAAGAGACTGCCGATGAAACTACTGAAGAAACTGCTGATGGTGAAGAAGAAACACCTGCAGCAGAAGGTGAAGCAGAAGGTGAAACTACAGATGAAGTAATTAAGCGAAAGTTTAAAGCAAACGGTCAAGACTTCGAGTTCTCTGATGCAGAGATAATGGACCAGTTTGAAGGTGTGTTCGGTAAGGCTATGGACTACACCCAGAAAATGCAGAAGATGGCTCCCTATCGGAAGATGATCTCTGCGCTAGAAGAAGAAAGTATCAGTCAAGAGCAGTTTGACTTAGCACTGGATGTCCTTAAAGGAGACAAGAGTGCAATTAAAAAACTAGCTAATGACAGAGATATTGATCTTAGTGATTTAAGTTTCGACGATGAAGTTGAACCGTATCAAGCAAAGAGTTACGGCAAATCAGATTTAGAGTTGGAAATTTCTGAAATTGAGAATACAATATCGTCTGATCCTGAGTACTCCACGACTGTTGATGTTATCGACCGTCAATGGGATGCTGGGTCAAGACAAACGATTGCAGCCAACCCTGGTATTATCACGGGACTGCATCACGATATAAAATCAGGTGTCTACGCTAAAGTAGCTCCTGAAGCAGCAAAGTTACAAATGTTAGATGGAAATTCTAAGTCTAGTTTAGATTACTACCTTCTTGCAGGTGCCGATTATCAAAAGTCAGTCGAAGCTGGTGCAAACCAGGACAAAGTAGACAACTTAAATAAAGGCGCACAAGAGGCAGAAACGAAATTTGGTAAAGAATCATCAGAAGCTCAAGGCAAGAGAGCTGCGAGTCCTACTGCGTCAATCGCAGGTAAGAAAGGTGTTGTCGATTATTTAAACGATGACAATGATGAAAAATTTGATGCTTGGTACGCAGGTGTACTAGCTAAAAACTAAACTTTACTAAAAGGAAATTCTCATGACGACTAACGTCTACGGAAACGGCACAACCACAGCGACTGCTGGTGCCAACACAGTTACACATTATTACGACAAAGCCGGTGTAAAAGCTGCTAACGTTGTTAACATCTACGGCCAGTTTGCTGATCGTCGTTCTATGCCTCTTAAAATGGGTAAGACGTTTAAGGTTAGTAAGTGGCTACACATCTATGATCGTCAGTTAGATCCAGCCGGACAAGTTGGCGGTACTAACGCTGAGTTCTCTGCTAAAGGTTATATTACTGCACGTAACATCACTGATGTTTCTGCTGGTATGCCTACTTTGGCTGAAGGTTCAGGTCCAGCTAACAAAGTATCTATCAAGAAAGTTACTATCGAAACTGGCTTTGCTCGTTA